AGTTAGAAAAGTATTAGGATATGCTGGTACTGGGGCTGCTTATTGGAGTAGTGGCTGCTATATTGCTATCAGCAGTGATTATATTATAAAAATTGAGCCAGTCTATTTAGTTAGGCTGGCTCTTTTTCGTTATTGGTATCTGTTATCCAGTGAGCTATCATCACCAGAGCTATCTATGAGCTTATAACTGGCTCTTCTTGCTCTTAAAGCTGCATCAGCCAGTTCTGCTTTACGGTCTAAATCTGCTTGCTCTTTTTCTGCCACATCATCCAGAGCCTTTAGCCGCTCTAAATAATTGGCTTCCTCTGTTTGCTGATAAGCCAGCTCTATCTCTCGCTCTTTATCCGTCATATCATTTACCAGCTAAAGCTATCAGCCCTAAGAAAAGAGATAACACAAAGCTCCAGAGTAAAGCAACAAAGCAGCCAGTATTACCTTTACCGTTCTCTTTATCTTGTTTCTCTAGTCCACATACAAAGTAGATTAAAGCACCACCGCCTAGAGTAGCAGCTATAAGATAACCTATAAAACCCATAGAGCTTAGTGATTACTCTTAGTTCTGTTGCAGTGTACACAAAGCATCTGGCAATTCTCTTTTACAGTCTTACCACCTCTGCTCCACGGTTTAATATGGTCTGCTTCCATCTCATCTATTTCAAAATGCTCTCCACAGATTTTACAAATACCGTCTTGTTCCTCATATACAGCTTCCCTTATATCATCTCCAAAGGTGCGTAATCCCAGTAATCTCTCATCACCAGTAAATAGATAGGGGATAATACCGCTGTTATTTGATACATCGCTATCCTTAATAAGCTCACTAATCCTAGCAGCCAGAGCATCCTTATCTAAGATAGTATCTTTTTTAAGCTCATACCACTTAGCCCAATCTAAGCCAGTGATAACCTTTTTGTGCTTAGTTACATAAAAATTAGTTTTCACCCAGTTAATCACAGTCTGGTAATAGTGCCAAAGTTGAGAAGCGTTAGGGTCGTGCTGGTGATTAGCCATATAATAGCGTACATCTTTTATACCCTCTTTTTCACATATCCACTTTAGAGCCAGTTCTAATAACTCTTGTCGTTCTGGGGATTTATTTACTATATCCTTGCCTAATAAGGCTGCTGGTGCGCTTTTCTTACTGAAGTATCTTTTAGCATCAGCTATAAAAGAGCCAGCATATACAGCGTTCCTTAGTTCTTGATTGGTTAGCTTTTCTCCAGCTATGTTTATAGTTTCAAACCACTTTAACTTCTCATCACTCTCTCCAGTGCAAACATAGATAAAAAGCTCATAATTTAAGAACCGCTCTTTTTCGGCTGGCTCTAAATTATCAAACTTTCTAAACATATAAGAGAAGTCATTATTATAATACTGGCATATAGAGATAGTGCGCTGCTGTCCGTCTATGATTTCAAAAGTACCATCTTCTCTAGCAGCCCAGTACATTACATTAAGGGGGTAGCCATCATTAACAGTAGTAATAACGGCATCTCTCTGCTTATCTTTATAGATAAATTCTCTCTGGTAAGGGGGTCTAACATCTAACTTACCGCCATACGCTACTACACCGCCTTCACCGTTATCAGAGTAGCCTTCTACAAGCTCTCTTATCGTGATTTTTAATTGTGTTATATCCATCATAAATTTTTACGTTTAATGATTACTCTGGCGTATGGTACAGTAACCACATTACCATCCATCATATATAAATCACCATCTACAGCACCTCTTTTCTGTACCTCTTTACGGTACTTTTTATGCTCTGGAGTATAAGGCTTAACGCCTATACTAAGTCCAAGATTGGCTATACCAAGTCCAATTATTTCAAACTGGTCGGGATTATACTTATCCATAAACGTAATAGGCACTCCTATTAAGCCATCATAATCACACGGTATATCAGTTGTCTTATCTACATTTATCGCATCAAAGTTATAATACTTAGGGTACTGCTCAGGATTGTATTGATTGAATAAGACTAATTCTTCGTGCCTTTCTTTATAATCCATATTAGTAAACCATCTTACGCCCTTAACGCGGATATATCTATTACCATCCTCATCTATACCACATCCAGCAGCTTGTAAGGGGTAATCATCTGGAACATTGAATTTCCTATCTCCGCTATGTATTGATGCACCCAGCCACATCTGATTATTAGCTATAAGTGGGAATATCTCTTTATAGCTAAGTGCATTAACATTACCGATAATAAGGAACTTTTTATTATGCTTAATCAATAGTGATACATATTCCTTAAAGAGAGAAAAAGGCGGATTAGTAACTACTATATCAGCTTCTTTAAGTAGTTCTATACACTCTGGGCTATCAAAAGAACCATCACCTTTAAGCTCTTTAACCCCTATCTCATCTGGAGTAGGGATAGCATTAGCAGCAGTAGTACCAGTATATTCCATATATACCGCTTTTTCACTATCACCGCTACTAAATAGATTGCTATCTTGATTTTTATAGCAGGTGGTAATGAGCTTTTTAAGCCCTAAGAGCCTAAAGTTCATTATAAAGAATCTAGTAAAATTACTAATTCTAGGGTCATCACAGTTACAAAGAACCACTTTATCCTTAAAGTGGTCTTTATAGTGTTTTAGCTCTTTTTCTATGTCGGTAAGTTGAGTGTAAAACTCATCCTTTTTACTGCTCTTAGCTTTCCTTAATTTAGCGTTATTTGCCATATTTAGGGGTATATTAGATTGCAAAGTTACAAAAAATTAGTCAAATCTGGGCTATATCCATCCAGATTTACCTAATTACGCTGGTTTAGTTATGTACTGGGGCTTATTTCATAGCTCCCTTTAATATGAGCTTTTCTAATAGGAGCTGCACCAGTGGCATCTTTCGGTACTCATCTGGAGTAGCAGCCTTAGTTCTGTTATACCGTCTGGTAGTCTTAGTAAATGCTACAGCCTTATCTCCACGCTCTATAGGCTCTATTTCCAGCAGATTTAGCTTACCAGTATCGGATAAGGTAAATAGCTTTTCCAGCTTATTGTTAGGGAAGTAGTGGATGCTCTTAGTATCACCATCCATAAAGGTAATAGTAATGATAACACACTTTTTATTATCTACTCTATCTCTGGTAAGATGCACTACCTTTACATACTTATGTACTATCTCACTCATTTCCTTCTCATCCTCTAGCTGCTGGGTTCTCTCTACCATTGCTACAAGCTGCTCCATATCGGTATCATCATTCTCCAGCTCATCTATCATAGCTTGTAACCGCTCATTTTCCTCTTTAAGAGTTAAGAGCTTATTTTTGAGTTCAGCAGCCCTAGCATCCACATCAGCTAGCTTACTCTGATACTTTTCTTTAGTGAGCCTACCCATTAAGTATATATCATCTATACGCTCCTTTTCAGCATCAAAATCAGCCATAGCCACAGATTCAGTAGCTATTTTCTGTGTGTTGCTTGCTATGGTCTGCTGGTACTGCTGGATAGCCTTAGATTTATCCTCTAATAAGAAGTCAAAGTGTTTTTGTATAGAGTAGTACCACAGCACTCCATCTATAATACCAGCATTAGCGGTTAATCCGTTGTGGCATCCATCTATACCAATAGCTCTATTCTGGTGAGCCATAGCAAAACCGCCACAGCGGTAAGAGCCTTTAGTAACCACATAGCTATAGCCACACTCATCACAGCGGATAATACGATTACCAAAGTAGTAGTGTTTACGCTCTTTAGCCACGCTCTTATTATTGGCTGCCAGTTGAGCCTTAACTTTATCAAAGAGTTCTTCAGATATGATAGCTGGATAATTACGCTCTCTTAGCTCTTTAGTTTTAGGCTCTATGTAGGTGGATTTACCTATGTAGATGGTGGTGGTTAAAATACGGATTAGCACTCTACGAGTAATCCGTTCACCTCTTTTTCTGTAGCCTAGCTCATCCAGCTCTTTAGCCAGTGTAAGCACACTGTATTTACCAGTAGCAAACATTTCAAAAGCCATCTTTATAAAAGCTACCTCATCCTCATCTGGCACAAAGAAGCCATTACTATCTACAGCATAGCCAAAGGGTAAAGTTCTACCGCCACTATATTTACCTACCTCTGCATTATGTTTTTTAGCTCTGGCAAATCTAGCCTTTTTATGCTCCATTTCCAGCTCTGCCATAGTAGCAAATAAGCCATAAGCCATTTTAGCAGTATCACTAGGCTCTAGAGTAGGAGTAAGCAACTGTAGCCACGGATTTAAGATAGTAAGCTGTACCTTATACTGGTACACAGCATCCCTTATCTCAAATAGATACTTAGGCTTGCGCCCTATACGGTCTATAGCCCATACAAATATCTCCTTAACGGTCTTATCCGTTCTAATCAGCTCCAGTACCCTCTCCATATCGGCTACATACTGCTCATTCTGCTTAATAGCAGAACTACCAGCTTGTCCGATAACAATAATATCGGCTGGAGCATAGCCAGCGGAAATAGCAGCATTATAGGCTTCTTCCTTCTGGCTGGTAATATCTTGTGCTGTGGTGGATTCTCGCACTAGCACTATACAGCGGTTCTTTTCCATACCGCAAAATTACTGCTAATTTTTGTACTGTACAAGCACTTCCGCATAACACACACCGCCAGTTATGTCTGACACACAGACAAATGCCGACGCAGTCTGTATTGTGTTGACCGCTTCCTCGAAGCCGTCAAGACCGCTGACGCGGCAGAAGGTAAAGCCTTCGGCCTTAGCGAGGCGGTTAGTTGCGGTCAGTTCCTCGAAGAACCTGGCCGCGTCCCATCTACCGTTGAGCTGCACTGTCATTTGGATTGCATTTTGGCGTTCAACTCCTTGTATTCACGCGCTTGTGCGTTAAGTTCGGTGAGCGCTCTCCAAGTGTCGAGGGCAAGCACCTCGGCTTCTTTGGTTACGTCGCCCTTAGTGAGGGCGCGGATTTGAGCGTTCATCGCGTCTCGCACGGACGGCGTGGAAGAACCGAGCAGGTTTCCGTCGGAGGCGGATCCTGCCGGTTGGAAGAAATCGGGGAACTGACGCGCGAAAAGGTCTTTGAGCGCGACCATCCAGAAGAAGATTGCTATGCGTTGCCAGGGCTTAAATTTCAGTTTCGCGTCCTGATAGACAACGCAGCCAATCTCGTCGAGCAGGTAGTCCTGTTGCGTCTGCAAGTAGCCCTGAAAGTAATTGTCGCAGACAATGAACGTTTCAAAGGGCACACCCTGAAAGTCGGCGGCGAGAGCCTGACGGCGGTTCATCTTTGACGGACGCACGGGCGAGGTCGGCGTAGCGCCGAGCCAGTCGAGATTGACAAGCAGTTCGGCGAGAGTGATAGGTGTAAGCTCGAACATCTGTTTGCCGAGTTTGACAAGGTAAGAGCCGCTGTCTTGACGGCCTATAACCTTAGTACCGCTCCATTTCAGAAGAAAGAGCGTCTTGACTTCGTCCGTGCCGAAGTTGTCGGCGAGAAGCTGATAAACGTAGCGGAGCTGTTTATCGGACATTTCTTTCCATGAGCCGGGAATAATAAAATTGATGGAGATTGTCTGCATATAAAAAGTGCTTTATCATACTGCGAAAGTACGGTAAAGCACTCTATGAGGAAAAGACAGGGATTTTAATTACCAGTTATCATCAACATTGGAATTAGATGCTGCGCCGACAAGGCCCAGTATTGCGTTGATGGGGTAATTCATTTGTGTCTCGATGTTGTCAATGTTTTTCTGTTCTTTTTCTTTAGGTTGGCCGTTTTTGAACCATTTTCCTACTATATGAGAAAAACTTCCAGTATTTCCTCCAAAAGCATTTTGAGAAAGGCTGGGACACTTTATGTCGTTTTCAACAATAGGAGCAGAGACTCTAACTCTACCATCCTTAATTCTGAACTCCAACTGATAATACCCCTCCCACTGGTGAGGTATTCCCATCACCTTTTGGAGATAGATGTTATCGCAGAATGCTCTAATTTTAATAGAAGCATCATCAACTCCACTCATGACTTTTGAGGGGTCATTATAAACTGAGCCTACATTAGAGGCCAATGTCTGATAGATTTCGTGCGCTGATTTACCCTCAAAAGGTACAACTACGAAATCCTCTCCAGAGGCAGTCACAAAATTTGCCTGTGGGGTCAACTTGAATGTTACTAATTCTTGAGCGAAAGCAAGAATAGGACATACAAGAAGAATAAAAGTAAGAAATTTCTTCATTGCATTTGTGTTTTGTAGTTCTATAACTGCAAAATTACAAATTATTATTGAACCACACAAAACATTGTTAAGGCGGCTCCCGGAGTGGGAGCCACCGCAGGTGGTTCGGGTCGTTCAATATTCCTGTTCGTGGATATTGATGCTGCTGACGTATTCGAGGCAGTCGCCGAATTTTTCTATCACGAGCATCGTGGCGAATGTCCGATTGAACGTGAAGATGTTCGACCACAGGCAGGTCGAGTCGTCGGTGAAATGAATGAAGGCGAAGAACTTTCTTGCTCTGTCGGGGCATTCGAGCGAGTAGTCGGTGATGTTGGCGAAGTCGCGCTCAACGGGTCTTTTGTCGGGAAGTATCATAACGAATTGATTTAAGAGTTATGTGCCGAAGCACTTAGATTTTACGTGCAATCAAGTGGGAAGCTGTTTGAACCCGAACAAATATTTGTCTCGTGTTTGCAGCGTAGTGAAAACCGAGGAAACGCGGAGCGCATACCTGTATTTAGAGAGCGGTGAGTTGGCGACCTAACTTTGCAAAGGAAAATCAGTGCATCGTGCCATAACTCCAATGCGGTATGACCGACAAATGACCCTTGCGACGTAGCTTCACCGACTGCCGATTGCACCGACACCTCTAAAAGAAGTAACCCGAAGCCTTCTTTTTATTCCGAAAGACCGGCGGCGCAAACAGCTTCGCGGTTTCCGACTGATGCCATTCGCGGAAAGATTCAGCGTTGAGCCGAATATAGTTGACAATATCCGCGAGCCTACGGGAGTTGAACGAACCCGACCGCAGGTAGGCCACGACCTGCGCTTTTACCTGCTTGACAATCTCACTCCGCTTTTCTGTCAGATCTCCGCGCAGATTTTCGGAGCGGAGTGCTGACATCAATTCAGGCGATAGCCATTCTTCGGCCAGCGATACCTCAAGGTCTATGACCTGCGGGCGCAGTTCACAATACTTGTCCCATAGTCGTTCTGATTCCCCCGACTGTTGGATTACAACATCAAGGCTCGGAAACAGCGTGGCGCCGAACCACTGCCCCTGCGGTGAGTCCGGCCAGCCCTCGACGGAGGGGAGATTGTGAAGCAGATGCGCCAGTGCCTTATCCCTTTCCGACAGCAGACCGCCAACGAGCCGGTCAACGCGCATCTTCGATGCCGGAGACAGGTTTTGCGTACCCACGGTAGCGAAACCGTTAGGCGTGAGGACGAGGTCGAGTTGCGGCAGGGCGAGGCGGTATGCCTCGACAGCAACGATGTGGGCTGCGTCGGAAGTCACGGCGTCGAGCAGTTCTGCCGGAACGAAGTGGTGGCAGAACCATCGCTCGGCTCTTTCAAGGAACGGAGCGAGTTTGTCAAAGAGCGGGGTTTCGCCTTTGACCTCGCGGATAGAGTTCGGAATATATTTCCGCAACTCGTCATTGCTTGTTATCAGTTTCATTGACGTTGGGGAGTTTCACTTGCTTTGCGTCCTGATGTTCGTCAAGCGTGGTGAGTTGGATAAAGGGAATTTCAGGGTGAACGCAGGTCCAGCCGTTAAAACGGATTATAATGCGATGCACGGTAAAGAGCAGGTCGTGATACGGCTTTTGGAGGGCTTGGGCTATGGTGTAAAGCTCGCGTTTGTCCGAGCCGCTGTTATTGGACTGCGCCTTGCCCGGCACTGAGCCGACAAGATTACTATGCACACGCATAGTAAAGCATATCATATTGATAGCCTCCTGAATGTCGGTCTCCCAGTCGCCGCCCTCTTTGCTGTCATCAATCTTGTTGATCACAACGTCGTGCTGCTCTTTGCCGTCGGGCGTAACATAGAACGTCGAGAACCAGGCTTTGCCGCTGTTCTCCGCGCCTGTGAGGAAGTCGAGAATCTGCTGTTTCTCGGCGACGATACGCGCCTGTTGCTTGCGGCGGTCGGTGATGCCCTCGGCACGGAATATCGACTCCCAATATTTTGCTCCGACCTCGATGTGGTACTTTATCGGCGCTGAATTTTTCAGCTTCGCTTCCTTAGCGATGCCGATAAGCTGCTTGATGTTGTACCACTTGCCGCGGAACAACGCGCCGTAGTAGGGAATGGGATAATAAGTGCTGTCAACGGTCGGGATTCTCGACACGATAGCGAATTTACGAACCTTAGACTTCTTGGCGAGTTTGTCTTGCAGATCTCGCCACGGAGAAGCCGGGTCAAGGAGTTCGATTTCTTCGATCTCCTTGCGAGAAGATACGGATTTGCGCCAGTTGGCGTAAAGTATCTTCTCGATGCGCCCATCCCTATTGGCCGGTGTGAACCGACAATAACAGGCTTCCTTTCTCAACAGACGGACGATGCGCGAGCCGTCCTCGTTGAGAATAAGTACGGACACGGCGAAGCCGAAGTGCTTGAAGTCCTGACAGATGCCGAGAAAGTAAGCGGCGAGGTCATTGTCAAGGAGGAAGTCATCGACAGCCGACTTGACCGATGCTGAGGCTTCGGTGGCGCAGTATTGCAGCCCCGAACCGTAGCAGACCTCGGCGTTGAAGCACTGGCAGGTTGCCAGAGTTTCGTCTTTCTCGACGAGCGCAAGCAAGTCGAAAGGCATCTGATTGTCGCCGCCCCACGGAATATAAGAGAGAGTATCGTCTACAATCGTAGGCACGATGTCAACGTCCTCCTTGAATACGGACGAGGAATTGACAGTGAACGCGGCGCGGGCCTCGAAGCCCGGAAGCGTTTCGACAGAGTTAAAATTAAGAGAGTCCATAACTTGTGGTTTATATGCCACAAAGTTATGGACTCAATATGCGGTGTCAAAAGACGCTATTATCTGCCAAATATAATATCAGACAATGGTACTTTTAATCGTCCTCCAGACTGTAATACGGTACCGACGCTTGACAATCTTACTAAATTACCAATGAAATCTTCATCAGTAAGCCTGCCCTCCATATAAAGATTATTATTATTTCCAGGGAATGTGAATCTAAGAATATCTCGATTTTTTTCATTCATTTGAATGAAAAAGGTATAATTTCCCCTAAGATTATTTCCGGTATGAAGAATTGCCTCCCCCGAAATTGCAAAAGCATTTAGAGAAATGTAATCTTCATCTATTGCAAAAGATTTCAGTTCAATAATGGGTCCCAAATTGGAACCTTCTTCATCAACTATTTGCAACAAAACTGTTGATGGGTTTTGTAATATTAGAGCTGCAGCTGCTACGTAATTAACATCTGTTTGTGAACTTTTAGTAGATCCAAGAGACTTCAAGCGCCAACCGGATATGAGTTCATTTTGTCCAAATGCTACAATTGGAAACAGAAGAAAGATTATTATTATTATGTGAAGTATCCTTTTCATAAATCTTTTTTTAGTAGATGACAAAAATTAATTTTTGTCAGTTATATGATTGATTTTTAATTAGTTATTACTTGTAAAAGTCCC